ATTGTAGCTTTAATCAAGACTCAAACAGAAAGCAAGTTTTGACATTTGATGGAAAAAACTATATTAATGGATTACCAGAGGCTAAATGGTCTGGTGGAAAATTAAGTAATTAATATGGCTAAAAAAACTAAAACTAAAAAAGTTCCTAAAGGTTATCATAGAATGCCAAATGGCAAACTGATGAAAGATTCAGCTATGAAAAAAAGAAACAAAAAATACTAATGGTTAAATCAAACGCATTACAGAAAATAGAATCTCACGAAAAGCTATGTCGTATAATGCAAAAATTAACCCATGATAAAATTAATATGATAGAAGAAAGAGTTAAACGATTAGAAAAGATTTTACTAATTTGTACTGGTTCATTAATTAGTGCTATGGGATTTGTAATTATAACTATGTCAGGTTTATAATCTTTACAAATAGCCAAAAATTAGTACAACTTATAACTGTATGAAGAATAAAAGAATACTTGTAGTGTCGGATTTACATATACCCTATCATCACAAAGATAGTTTTGCATTTTTAAGAGAAATAAAAAAGCAATTTAAACCAGATAGAATTATTAACATAGGCGACTCAATAGACTTTCATGCAATATCTATGCACGATAGCAACCCAGATTTACCAAGTGCCGGTGACGAACTTACTTTAACCAGAAAATATATTAAAGAACTAGAAACAATATTTCCAGAAGTTACAGAAGTAGATAGTAACCACTCTAGTTTAGTATTTAGACGAGCATTAAAGTATGGAATGAGCAAACAATTTATTAAATCTTATGGAGATTTCTTAGGTACTAAAAAATGGAAGTGGGTAGATAACTTAACTTTAACTATGTCTAATGGTCAAAGGTGCTTTTTTACTCATGGTATGAGTGCTGATATTTTAAAAGTTTCACAAGCTATGGGAATGAGTGCTGTTCAAGGACACTATCATACTAAGTTTGTTATAAGCTGGTGGGCCAACCCAGATAATCTATTTTTTGGAATGAATGTAGGTTGTTTAACTAATCAAAAATCAATGGCATTTGAATATGCTAAAAATTTTAGAACAAGATTCATTATTGGGTGTGGAATTATCCTAGAGGGTATTCCAAGACTACTTCCAATGGTTTTAGATAAAAAGGGTAACTGGATAGGTAAAATTGTATAGGTTAAAGCCTCATAGAGCCATTTTAAAGCAGATAGGTGGTTCACATTATAAAGATATGCCTATTCAAGTATCTGATTATGTATATTCTAATAATTTTAATTGGTATCAAGGTAATATAGTTAAATATATTTCAAGATATAATAAGAAAAATCAAAATACAGATTTACAAATTCAAGATATTGAAAAAGCTATTCATTATGCACAACTTTTAATAGATAAGTTAAAAGAAAACAAATAATACAAATTGAACACTAAATCTGCTCTAATATATCATTTAAACGTCCATAGAGGCTCTTAGAGTAGTGCCTATTTTAAAATTTGATAGTTATGTTAATTTAACATATATAATAAATAAAAGGCTTTAAATCGTAAATGTCAAATAAATTTAATATAAGCATTTGTATCTATTGTGGAGATATTGGAAAAGAAAGACACCATTATAAAGAATCTGTAGCTAATTCTGGTAAAAAAAGAAGTTATAAAAGAAATGAAGTTTTACCAACTTGTAGAGAATGTAATTCTTTACTAGGAACTGTAAATCCTGAATTTATAGAATGTTGTTATATTTTATATGACAAAGTTAGCCAAAGACATAAAGATATAATTTCTATGCCTGAATGGGACGAAGAAGAATTAAATGAACTTGCTGGTCATTTAAAAAGACAAATAAAAGCAAGTTTATCAAGAAAGAAAATACATTTAGAAAGATTAAATGAATTGTTAAGTAACGCACAAAGCAATTTAACTTACCATGAAATTAGAGAAATTATAGAATATGGTTTGTAATTTAATTGCAAAATAAAAAATAAAGAATATTAAGAGTGAATGAACTTCACTTATTTAATTTATTCTATTCTTGTGTTATATTGGGCAACAATAATATTTGTAACAGGAAGTATATAATATGTGGTTATCATTAATAAAATTCGGAATATCAACTGCTGGAACTGTTTATAAAAACAGAAAAGAAACTAAAGTATTAGAATCTATTGCTGAAAAGAAACAAATGCAGAGAGTTATTGATGGAGAGATTGAGATGGTTAAAACTGTCAAACAACATCAAGCAAACGATCTAAAAGACGAAATCGTATTAATCTTGATTTCAATTCCTTTATTGGTAGCTGCTTGGGGAATTTTTTCAAATGACCCTGAAATTATAATTAAACTTGATGCTTTCTTTGAACAGGTAAATAAATTTCCATTATGGTTACAAGGCTTAATAATAGGTGGATATTCTTCTATTTTAGGTATTAAAGGTGTTTCAGCATTTAAAAAAAAATAGTATAGTCTTTAAATGAAATTACCAGACGCAGTAATTATAGATTTAGAATTTAGATTAGAAACTGCTTACAATCCTTATGGTCATTTTGTAAATTTTAGATTTATAGATGTTGTTCCAAACAAAACTAAACTTCTTAGAATGATTTATGATATACAAAAGAATCCTGAAGTTGATCTGATAGATTATAATTATACAGAAACTCCCATTACATCTAAAACTAGCTTAAAGTATTTTGAAATAACTAGACATTAAATCTAGGGTGGAGAGAGAGAGCAAACCACCCATAGACCAAATTATTAACTCTCGCTAATAACTCTATTCACTAACTGATAAACAAGGGAGCAATCCAATTCTTGTTAGTGAAATTCATTAAATTTCTTTTTTATATAATTTATATAATTAACATTAAAGGTACAATAATCACAATAATTACAAGCATGATTACTATACTTTTTTTGTTCTGTTTCCATTATTTCGTTAAGTCTTTTTTCTAAAAGATATTTTTTATATAAATTTGTAACAGAAGATCGCAATTTTTTTAAAGTTAAATTTTTTTCTACTACATATACTGGGGTATCTTTTGAAAATTGAATAGTATTAGCGATAATATGAATAACTTTTTTACTTCTACTTTGAGGGTCTGGCATTACCTGAATATCTTGATTATATAATATTTGCATTAAGTCGGTTGTTTTCCATTTAAAGCTAAATCTCTTTTTAATTCAGATTGTTTAAGACTCACATACTTATCCAAATTATTATAATGGTATCTGGCCTTAACTAATGCCATTTCAGCTTCTGCATAAACTTCAACAATTTTTTTATAATCATCATCTGTTCTAGCTTTATGTTCAGCTTCTAAATTTGTTTTTGAATCTAATTTATGTTTTAAGAAACATTTAGAATAAGTAGCTTTAAGACCTTCATTTAGAATTATAACTTTACCATGTGCTATACTCCATTCATTAGATGCCTTTTCTAGTTCTTCATATGATTTATTACTTAATTGATTACTCATTATTGCCTCTTTATTGTTTCTAAACCAGCTTCACACATTGATTTAAGTATTTCTTCAATATAAATTTTACCTCTTGTTCCTGAAAAAGATATAATCTGACCATTAAGATTTTGTGTACCAAACTCAAAATTTATATCTATTGTTTTATTTTTACTATCAGTTGATTTAATAGTTAATTGTCCATTAAATTCAAGATCAGTTATAAGATCAAAACTCATTATTTACTCTCCTTTTTATTAAGCCATTTTATTTGACCAGACATTCTTTCCAAATCATTAAGAATTATTATTTGTTTTATACCCTCTAAATCATCAATAATTTTTAATAATTTATTGTCTTTAATATTTTCTAAATCAGATATTGATTTATCTAATTTTGTTTCTATTTTTGTTAAAACTTCATTTTCTATTACATTACTCATTATTTACTCTCCTTTATTTTTATTCTTAATTAAATATTTAACAGCACTTGTAGTAGGGTCAAATTCTAGTTTATCACAAGACATTAACCCTATTGATATAACAATCACAAATATTATAGCAACTGTTTTTACTACAAGTCTATTCCATTTTCTATGTATTGGCTTTCCAAAGATAATCATGGGTAGTTTAACAAGTCCTCTTGTTCTTCCTCTAGTTGTTTTATTTGTTGTTTTAAATGTTTGTTTTCTAACTCGTATTTTTCAGCTAAATTTCTTTGTTGTTTAACTTCTAAATACAATACCTGTATTTCCTCTAACTTAATAGCGAAGTCTTTTTTTAATTCATAGACCTCGCTAACAAGTTTATAGTGTGTATCGCTTACTTTATCGACCATAATTAAAATGGAATCTCGTCGTCCATATCAGAGATACCAATAGGTTGTGCATTATCTGGTGCAAAGGGTTGAGCCTGTGTCATTGGTTGTGCTGTGTACTGTGGAACAGTTTGACCAATAGGTTTCATACCATCAACATTCTGGCCACCTTGATATGGCTTAACCATGTAAAGACAAACAGTTTGCTCGGTGTCAGCACCATATTTAGTTTCTTTAGCTTGTTGAATTTTAGAACCCCATTTCAAGTTGAATCCAGCTTTGGCATAAACCTGAACTTCTCCTGTGTTATACCAATCCATAACTTCACTAATTGAATATAGTTTTTTTGTTAAACTACACATAAATTTAGCTTTAGTTGATGAAGCAGAATATTCATAGCTTGGTGATTTCTTTCCTGTTTCATACAGCTTTAATGTAAGACCACAGAATGGCATTGAATAACTTGATTTATTATTTTGATACATGTTTATTTCCTTTTTTTTAGTTTGTTGTACTCATTGTTTCTTTTCAAAAAATCTCGTTCAAAAGTATCGAGAAATTTACAAGCCTTAAACCCTTTTAAATAACTTGGTTTAGGCTCATACATACGTAAAGATATTTCCTCTGTTGGGTCTTTAGGTATCTTGATTATTCCATAACTATCAATTTTTAAGTTACTAGAATCTTCTATTAGCTTTTTATAGGTAGCAATTTGTATTGGTTGATCTGGGTAAAATGCTTTAGATGTTTTAAAATCTAATAACAGAGTCTTACCATTTTTATCTTCAACGATAACATCAAAAGTACCACACACATCTAATTCTTGTGAGTAGCAAGTCTGTTCTGTTGCTAGAACTTTATAACCTTTACTATCCCACCAATTAGTGAACTTACCAAACATAGTCATTAAAGGTTCTGTTGTAGGTGGCACAACTTTTTTTTCATTAACATAATCTTCACAATAAGAGTGCATTAATGTTCCTGTTGTAGCATCTTTGATTTCAAGTTCTGCGATTTTCTTTTTAAGACTATCAATGAAGTTATAGATATAATCTTTAGACTTACCCTCGTTTTCTAATTGCCATTCTAAAGCAGTTAGAGGTAATTTTTTAGCCCAAAGCATAAGTGGTGCTTTACCAAATCTAGCACCTATCAAGGTCGTTACACCTCTTTTAACTTCTCCATTAACTTTGTATCTATACCTTTTATCTAAAGGTCTAAACTCTATTACGTTTTTGTGTTTATCTTCTCTTGTTATTACTGACATTGTTCTCTCCCTTATATTGTTTTTTATTTTCTGCTTTAGAAACACATACTCTATTATATTCTTCGATAAATATTTCTGTGCTTAAATTGTATTTTTCAATAATACGATTCATACTTTTGATTCGCTTATCTT